GGCAAAGCGATCCACAAGATCGCCCCTGCGAAGGGCATCATGGAACCACTCAAGCAGCCCAACCTCACCATCGACCCGATATGATTCGGATCGAGGGACGAGGACTGGTACGCGCCTCTCAAGGTACTGCAGATCCTGATTCCACCTCACGGTGGGTTCGGTACTGTCAGTTCCAACAGGGAGGAAGGTAGCAGCATGGAGGAATCCATGCCGCGCTGAGTGAGAAACACTCGAATGCGGAAGACTTATGAAGGGTACCAATCCCTCATCGATCTCCGACACTGTCCCCCACAACCCGGCTTCATAGGCCCGGTTGCGGAAGTCAACGAGTGCTGCAATTTCAGCTGCATCATCACGAGAGCTTGGTAGCTCAGAGCGCAGTCGTACGACGGACACGTCAGTGCCATCGTAATACTCCGCGCCGCAAGATTCCCGGAACTTTCCGTTCCAAAAGGACTTGCGTCGATTGACTTTAGCACCGAAGTGCTCGAGCCAGTCGATCACGTGATCGATCGTGTCAACGGGGGCAATGATATCGTCCCCATAGACGCTGACGATGCCCGGAAGATCTCCGGGCTTGATGCGTTGTGCTCTCTTCTGCTCCACTCCACATACGGCCAAGGTTGTAAAAACCAGGGCTTCGATGGGGAATGTCAAAGCAGAGCCCATGGACGCGAACTTCTGCAGGGGTATAACCCCGTGGAAGGGAACGTCTGCCGAACGACTACGAGTAGCCCAGATAAACTCCCACAAGTGGGGGTAGTCTCTGAACATCTCGTAGACAAGATTCCAGTGGACCCGATCCGAAGCTTCGCTTAGATCGAGTGTACCGAGGCGGCCATCAAAAGATGACGTTCTCGCCAGCTCGCGGTTGCGAAACTGGTCCTGGAATCCGAGGACCCTACTCATAGGTCCTCGGCCCAGCAACTCGTACATTTCCCGCTTGAGACCCTGTTGTGCATACTGCATAACAGAAGGTTCAATTGCGATGATGCGCGGTGTTGATTGGGTTTTCGGCACGGAGACGACCCTGACGGGTCGTTCATCCGACATGTGGACAGACACGGGTGAACCCGGGTAAACCGAGTTCGTGGTGTACCTCCAGAATGGAAAGACCGTTTCAAGGCGGTCCGGCCATTCGGAGTAGCTGCGACGGTCCTTTTGGGACATTCGCTCAGCTGTAGCACCAGGTCCGTGTTTCGGGATGAGTTCCCAGTTGGCGATCTTCCGATCGCACTCCTGGAAAACTCTACCGAAGAGCCTCTTGGAAACTTTGCGGAAGGTATCAACCCTCCCCCGGTCTAAGCGACCAGGAAGCCCAAGAAGCTCTCTGTCGGTGGCAACAAATTGATCGAACGCGGCACGCTCCCTTTCGGGAGAGCAGTCGCGCTCGACTTTGTGAGTGAGGTAGCAAAACTGCCTCACTGCCCAGATGCACTCTGCATCTGGTTGTGCCAAGAGAGAACCACTTTTCTCGTCAAAGATACGGCTAAGGAAACCTCGCAAGTAAGCGGGGAGCCCTTGGACGTGCTTCCAGGTAGGACGCACGTCTTGAGCCGGCCAAACACCTGTTTCGAGACCTCTTTCGAGAGCTTTCGCCAGGAGCGGCAAGACGATGGTTAAGTAGCCATCGCCTTCATCTTCACACCTACGCGTGGTCGTTTCAAGATCACGCGCGATGTCGATCGAACAATGCCGTCCCAAGTTAATCAGGACGGTTTGGTGGAGTTGTTGTAGGCTTTTCATCTTGCCCCTTTCGAGGGTCGAGTCCGGCCTGCAATGCTCGTGTAACTACAGATCCACGAATCAGATCGAAGAGCGACGCGACGCCAGGATGGCGATAGCGAAGCTCATCAGAACTGAAATGGAAAGGGTGCCGAACACCAGGACAAGAGTCCCGGTATCCGTCACTTCTCTCCTCCGAGCGCCTTCAGAGTGAGGGCACCCGAGGTGGCAGTCAGCGCGTTGGCAATGCCAACAAGCTGATCCTTAAGCTCGGTGGCCGTGAAGCCATCGAGCGGGGAACGACAAGTGATCGTCCAGATCGCCGACTTGCGCGAGTTGACCGCCGTGATGGGGTCAGCCGCGATTTTGTTGGTCTTCAAGGAGATCGTCGTCTG